TTTCCCTTGGTGGATGCCCTGCTTGGATCAAGCACATGGCATTTGGTCCAAAGGATCCACTAAATATCAGTGATGCAATGAGCCGTCACGATCGATATGTCTCTGTTACAGACAATCGGGGCAAGTTGGTTTACGAACAAATTTTTGACACTAACTGAGGAAAGATATGAATAATTCAGATTTTAATGATTTTAAGAACTGGCAGAACGGCGACGATGATGACGCCAACAACCCAAACAATAATCCCAATGGGTTCTTCTTCTATGGCAATATGAGCCCCGAGTTCCGCAAGATGTGGAATGACATCAACAGTGGGCAAGACTTCACTGAAAGTATGAAAGAGTATATGAACATTGATGACATCATGAAGGAATGGAGCAAGAATAATTCTAAGCCCAAGAATCCCATGAACAATCGTCGTCCAATGAAGAAGTCACAGCCCGCAAAGACCACGACCACCTTCTCTCGTGAAGATTATGAAAAACTTATTGAGATTCGTGGATATCTAAACATTACTGAGCAACGTGCTCACGTTAAGGCTCTTGATAAACTTCTTAGTCAAATCGTAATGGTTCCAATTGATCCAAAGGATAAGCAATGACAGATTATATTCCCGGTTCAGCATATAAAAAGGGTTACGATACTAGAATGAGTGGTGGTGATAAGACCTCTAATATTTTTGAATCAAGTTCTGTATACTGGCAAGAATGGCTTGCTGGTTGGGAAGATGCACATAATAAGATAATTAATGAGGCCAGAGAAAACTCTGGTTGCACTAAACCAAAGTGTTGTAAAAACTTTATTCAGGATTGATCAATCATACGCCGAAAATTCTTTCGGCGTTATGTTTTATAGATTTATGATTGGGATGCGATTCTTCTGGGAAAGAAGCTTCCAATGAAGCAACAATTCTTTTACTAGATTTTTTACCAGATTCTTTTTCTTTTTTGGTGACTGATTTATATCTTGGAGGTCTTGCGTAATTAACCTGTTCTCCAAATAAACCAGTTGTGTGCAATCCAATTTCTTTTAAAATCTTATCATGAGCATCATAAAGAGGATGTGGTATTTCTTCTCCTTGTTCAGACTTAGTAGTCCTTGATTTAGAAGAAGATAAAGCCATCAAGCCCCGTTTTTTATTTCCTATTAAAAATATTTTTTCTCCATGTTGGAGCATCTTATCAACATGTCCACCAATTGATTGAGATATGTTGCGCATCTCTTGTGATGGAATTCCCAATCCTTGTTTAAATATAGAAAGAACAGAACTGCTTGAACCAGGAGAACGGCTTCTATATTTTTCTAAATTGCTATTGACTTGGGATGGATCTAATTTTAGTTTTTTAGCAACTAAATTAATTCCTCTTTCCAGTGCACTTTTTCCATTTTTAAATAGTCCTTCACCAACGCTGATGGGAGTGATTTCTGGTTTTTTAGAACTAACATTTTCACCCAATCCCTTTAATTCAAAGGGAGCAGATAATTCATGGTGTACTTTTACAAAAGCATCATGTCCACCAGATACACTGGCATCTTCACTTACATAAAATGATTTTTCTGGCATTTCTTTATGAAATGTATCAAAGGCTTGTCTGTTTCTTTTATGATGTTCTTGTGGAGCTGATATTTGTGCATACCCTTGATTTTTTAAATGAGTTGCAAATGCATCGTGAAAAGATTGTCCAGTAGCAATCTTTTGTTTTCCTTCTTCGCTGTTTCTTAAGGTTGACACATTTGTTCCTGTATCATTTACTGTATCAGTATATTCTTCAACTTCACTTTCTTCAAATAAAAAATTTAAATTATATTCTTCTTTCAATTTCTTTTTTTTAGGAACAGTATAAAGATTTCCATCTTTACTGTTTCTTACAATCAGCGTGGAATCAGGATTACGAATTCCAAATCTACGAAGATACTCAATATCATTCATTTGATTATTTGATATTTTTGAAAAATCATTCTCAGAAACATCAAACATATGGAACATTTCATCTGTGACTGGTTTACGTCTTTGCATTGGAGCCATTACTGGATCAAAGCCTGAAACACCACCAGTATTGTAACCAGCCGAATCACCAGCAACAGCCATACCACCAGCACCCATATCTTCTAATAGTTCGATGTAACTTGCTTCAGGGCCACATTGAGCTGCAAGAATACCTTCGACTAATGCAATATAGTGTTCTTTTTCAATATTAAACTTTTCTGCTTCTTCAGCAAAATAATTCAATGCAGATGTATAATTTGCCAACTGATACTTTGTAAGACCCGGAGGAAGTTGCTCAAAGATCTTTTTTAATTTAATAATAAAATACTCATATGGATCTATGCTGCTCTCTGGCTTCACTAGATTACCATTGGCATCAATGGCTCCAGCTCTATAGGCTGCAAAGGATGTATATGGTTGGCTGATTGACTCAGCAAACTTGTAAAAATAGAATGAGGGTACTAGAGAACCATAGTTCATATAAAATATTTAGATTTACTTCTCGGAATCCATCAGAAACAATTTTCTATCGACTCTGACATCAGTATTCAGAAGTTTATAGTCTGTTTCTGGTATACCTTGAAGATTGAATTCCAAATAAACCAAGAAAGACTTCAAATAAGAATGAAGTCTTGGCTCAAGTCTGAAAAACAAAATTCTAGCTGATTTTTCTTCCCCGAATACATTTCTTAAAATTATAAGATGGTTCAGAATCAGTCTTTCCCGAATCGACTTCAGGGTTTTCTGTTTGTGAATCTTCTGTATAAGTCTTTTTATGTACTTAATGCGCTTCAAATCATCAATAAATTCATTCTTACCTGAACACTCAGGATTGAAATAACAATCCTTGCAGAAGTCCAAAAAATTATCTTCTGTCAAGGATTGTTTTGAATTCATTACATTCTTAGTGTTGGCAACCGCAACCGGGGTCTGTACCATTATCAACATCTCTTATACTGTCGTCCATAGCGGGGACGATCATCACGTTTATCTTACGAAGCATGTTAGAACCCTTTTGTACATTTACAATCATGTCAAGAGAGTAACCAAGTTTTTCCTTGATACCATCACCTTGTTTGAAGCCCTTTTCGTTGACATCATCATATGGATTTTGACCATAGACACCTAAGTAGGGACTTCCATATTGAACAAGTTGAAATACGTTTTCGCCATCTTGAAGGCTGTTTTGCATTTTGAAGTCAAAGCCAAAATGGTTCAACTTCTGCTTGATGATTGCAACTACTTCATCAGGATCGATATAATCCTTGGAAGAGAAGCCTTGGAGCATTGCATTGATTGCATCCAAAGAACGAGGAAGTTTGAGGTTGAATGTTCCCTTATTGGTTAGGGCACTTGGGCCCTTCTTTCCTTGGGGATCACCAATGAAAAGACCACCACCTTCTGTTTCTTCAGGGGCGTTTTCTTGTAGGGATTGAATTTTTGTGAGTAATTGTTTAAATTTCATGGCTTCCTCTTATTTATCTATTTTTATCCTTGTTTATATCCATCAACCCATATAGATTGGGATTATAAGTGTGTTCATTCAAAGATTTCATGATTTTGCCTACAAAGCATTTGGATACTTCATCCCATTTTCCAAGCTTTTTGCTGCTAGAATGAAAACTTTCTGTTATATTATTTGGAGCAATGGGCTCTTTTTTATACAAATGAGAATACTGAGACTTCTCAAAGATTTTCTCTATCAACTTCTTAGCCTTACTCATTTCCAATCCTTGCTTTGTTTCTCACCTTTATGATGACCATTATCTGATCTATTGTCAGATTTACCACGCTTGCGCAAGTTATTTATGCCATTTGAACCACCGGATCTCAAGGGCTTTTTATGGTCAATGTCTTTTCCATCGCCTCTTTTGGCTCGGCCTTTTTTGATCATAAGTTCTCTAGCACGGGTTCTAGCTGCACGTTCTTTCTTTTGTTTTGGTTTTCCGTGGTAGTTACGGTATTCCATTTTGTAATCCCTCTTGTATTCTTCAAGAATTTGTTCAAGAAGAGATATTTTGAAAGGAACGGCAGTAGCTCTTTTGATAACCTTATCCAGCATCTCTTTGAGCGGATTGGTATCGCTTTCTGTAAGCATAGTGGCTTGCTCAAGGATATCAGCTTCATAAGAAGTCAATAAGTTTACTTTTACCAAAGATGAAAGAACAAAATTATTGGACAAAGATTCTACCAACATACTGTTCAAGAACAAATATGTTTCACCCAATAATTGATTTGAAAGCTTATCAGCACGGGCTACTGGTATTTTAGTAACCTTGTTGCCAATACGAACATAGTTATATTCTACAGCATTTAGATCATCGGGTTTAAATCCTGGAATCAAACTGGCATCAAAAGAAAAATCCATGTTTGATTGCAGATAATTTGAAGCAATTTCCATTGGATTGAGTGTATTGATGTCTATCATCAACTCTTTCAATGAAGGAGTCTTTTCTTTATCTTTTTCTTCTTTCGCCTCAATGATAGAACGCCATTTTTTCAATTGTTCAACAGACTTTCCTTTGAAGTTTGAAATATTATCACCGTCCAATGGGGTCTCAGAAGGTTTTGCATTAAGAACTGCATTGTTGGAAATCTCTTGAATATAGTCATCAGAAAGTGCAAAAACTCCATTGGCTGTTACCAAGTGATTTGGTTGTTCTTTTGGATCCTTGAGCCCATCGCCTCTCAAATATGATCGAAGTATGGAAGAGGCAATATAGTTTCCAACTGCTGACTTTCCAGTATCCATATCCTTTTTAAAGATTCCCTTACTGGCTTTTTGAACAATATTGTTCAAGTTTTCCAATGATGCTGCAGGATTTAGATTTCCTTCCGCATCAAGAATGGTTCCAGATTCAGTTCCATCACCGAGCACAACTGGGGTATTTTGCAACTGTTGGACATACTTTTCATTTTGCAAAATTATTGGTAATGCTTCATTTGAAATCAAAATGTTTGAGACTTTTGATTTGCTTTGATTGATATTGGCAAGCATCTTCTTAACACCGGGATCAGATTCCATTATTCTTGGGTCTGACAACGCTGCATTGATTGAATTTGCCAGAATACCTTTGAATAATTTATTGCTTTGATTTAATTTATCTGTTGATACACTGAACTCACCACCAGCTTCAATTTTAAATCTATAATCACCACACTTCATGTCAACTGAGCCTTCGGAATACATTTGTTTGCTTCCGCTTTCGGTTGCTGAAATAAGATTAGTAAGACATTCATCACCAATCTGTGAAAGAATTTTATTGGCCTGAAGATATGCTCTTTTTGTAAAGTCAGTTGATCCAGGATTTAATGTGGCAAAAGTTTGCATCTCTTGTTGGCCTGCTCCGACCTTCAATTTGCTTAAGAACAAGATAGCATTTAGTACTTGTTGATTGAAAGGCAAAGAAGAGATTGGACTAATACCATATTGAATACTCAATCCTTCGAAGCTATTGTTATCGTATTCTTTATTTGTTGGTGGATTTCTTTGAGACTTGAAGTATTCTTCTCTTGCCTCTGGAGGCAATGCAGCCAATTGCTCTGCGGACATTTGAGTCATCGCATTAAACATTTCTTTCTTTGAAAGTCTGCGGGGCTTCTCTTCTTGTTCAGCTTCAGGTGCCTTTTCTTTCTTTTCTCCTTTTGGTTTTTCTTTCATATTGCCCAAAAGAAGTTTAGATGCACGGGTTTGTTCAAAGTTAGGATCACCAGCAATCTTTTTAGCTTCTTCAAAAGTGATAGCACCGGATTTTGTCAAATCTTCATGTTGTTCTTTGTTAAATGAATCTTTGAAGATAATCTGAACTCTACCAGACTTTGTTTTTACAATAACAACATCCTTAAGAAGTTCTGTTTTGGATTTTCTATCTCTAGGAATTTGTCTGGAGCGTTCTTCACGCTTACGAGCAGCATCCTTGGCTTTATAGTCCCCGGCTTTATCTGTGGCCTTTTCCTTGGAAACAGCCTCGCCAGTAGTTCTAAATGAATCGGCGCGCTCTCGGGACTCTTCGTTAATAATTTGCAATAAGGTCTTGAAGTTCATTTAAAATATTTATGAACCAAAAGAAGCACGCAAATCAGGATAATGGAGTATGTAATCTAAAGTTTTTAACACTTTTGGCTTTTCCATTCACTAATTTATACAAATTTGCAGGAAAAATACCATGTTGTTTGGCAAATTGCTTTATATTGGTTACAACAATAACTTCACCAGTATCAGTATTCTGAAAGGTGACTATCTTGGGAACTATTATCTTCTTTTTTTTGGGTTCCTTTGCCTTTATATGCTGTCCGGTAGTTTCTTTGACTGCACGGATCTCGGAAGCTGTCCACCCCTTATAGGTCTTCCTTTTACCATTTAATAATTCACAAATTTTTACTGAAGTGAGTCCATGCTGTCTCCCAAATTCAGCCATACTGGTAAAAAATATCTTTTCGTTTGTAATGATATTCTTCAACCAATAGCCGTTTTGTTCAACAACTGGAGAAACCCAAATCCAGATTTTTGCTTCTTGTTTAAAGAATCCACCATATGTTTTGACAAAATCTTCTCTGCAGGCTTTTGCTTTGGAGTTGTCATTCATTTTGATCCACCATCTGGATCCCTTGCGGTTCACTTCTTCTTGTGGTGTTCTTATATTAATGTATTCCATTTTCTTCCCTATAATGATTGATTGCCTTTTTTAACTTCTTTACATACTTGATGGGATTATCTTCAAATACCTGAAACAATCCATCTTCACATGCAATCAGTATTACAAAATTTTCTATTATGACGCCAGTTCTCTCTTGATACATCAAAGCATAGGCTGTTGCCTGTAGAAAATAATTTTCAATGTCTTGCTTACGTTTTTCTTTAGTGCTGGCCTTAAAGTCAATAATAGAAAGTTTGCCATTGTATTCAGCAATACAATCTGTTCTTCCTGCTAGACCAAGAATCTTTGACCACAGTGGAGTTTCTATTGCTGCTATGTTGTCTATATTATCCAGAGCAGGTTTTATTAAATTAAAAAGAGCCTTGAAGTTTGGAAACATATTTTCCATATCCAATGGCTCGTTTCGAATATAAGTTTCTATAATGCTGTGAAACTTTGTTCCACGTGATGTTACTCTACGGCTTTCTTCGGGATTCTTTCGTCGCCATTCAGCAAAAAACTGTTGCTTGCCATAGCCAACAACAGTAGTTACACTTGGAAACTCACCATCTGGAGTGCTATAAAATCTCTTACCTTCTTTCTGCACTTCAGATAAGGTAACATTAGATTCTATTAAATTATGTTTAAATTGTTTAAATAAATTCACAGTCATATTATATTATATCACAGATATTACGAAGGGGAAATAACTTGTCCGGTTGCTTGTCCAAATTCCTTGACTTTTGCTTTTCTTGGAGTTCTTAAACCTGGATCTGGCTGAATCAACTGTACACCTGGATTACTACTTGGAGAATACCTATCACTGGATTCTGGTGGATTGTATGGGTTTAAAAATTTATTTAAATCAGATGCTAACTGTTTTGCGGCCAGAATTCCCAATCCAGCTTGAAGGCCCCAACTCAAAAGATCTGTAAAATCAGGAATAATGCTAGATTTTTCATTCTCTTCGGCAAGTTTAATACATCCACAGTCTTTTTCTGTTTTCATCTGATAACGTTCGCAGAGAATTTTTTCTACTAGTATATTTCTTAGCATAATAATTACCTCAGGCTAAACGTGATCCTCTTGCAAATTTAAATTCATTTTCCTTTTGGGTTCCCATACTAGTAAGTTGACCCGCAGGAGGTAAGACAGAACCTCTGAAACCAGAAGATGAATTGGCCCCCTCTACTGCTCCCATTTGTCCCAATGCATTACGAGTGGCCTGTCGATTTTGTTGAGCCATGGCAGATTGCAAAGTCATTGCTTCTGGGCGGTTTGGTCTGGTGGCCATTCCCATATTGGAATTTCCTCTATTTCTGTATTGACCCCCTGACGGAGTAAATTTATTATTTTGTGAAAATGACTGTCTAATTGAATTTTGTAAAGATTGTACAAATGGAGAGACTGTAGAATTTTGTTTTTGAATTCCATTTGGCCCAACTACTTCACCTCCCATGGGAACTTGACCTAAAGCTCTTCTATCGTCCATGCCTTTATACACATCAGGAGTTTCACTTGCGCTATATGTAAATTTTGATTGATCGGCTATTACTCCACCACCCGGACCACGCTGTACTCCACTCTGTGGTGCGGTTGTGGTAGTTGGTTGATTTTTAGCTGGTGTGGACTGTGGTTGAGTTTGATTTTGAGTTGGAGTGGGTTGTGTTTGATTTTGAACCGGTGGTGTCTGTGATTGACCTTGAACTGGTGCTTTAGTTTGTGCATTGGGTGCCTGAGACTGACCTTGAACAGGTGCTGGCGCAGAAGCAGGCTTTGGTGTTTCTGTTTGAACTGGTGTTGGAGAAGGAGCTACAGGTGGTTTAGTTGTTTGTGCTGATGCTACTGGATTTAAAGAAGCATTTTGCTGTTTCATTGAATTTGCCAATCCTATCAATCCTCCTGTTTGATTTGGATTTCCTAAGTTAAATGCTAAAGCTCCAGTAAGAGGATCTTTATAATAATTTCGATTTGCCGCTATGCCGAGCTGACCACTATTTGCTAAATTCGATATGCTAGTAATTGTATTGGCTACACTCTTTACAGCATCCCATCTACCATCAAATGCTTTATCTCTATCATTTGCCGCTTGATATATTTCTTTTTTTCTTGCATCTTCTGCATTCAATCGTTGTTCTGTTGCATCACTATTGGCTTTTGTTTCAACAGCATTTTTAACATTTTTAGCGGTATTTACTGCTTTTGCAATTTGAGTTCCACCCGGTGCAAGTATTCCACTTACTGTATCCCAAAATCCTTCATTCAAATTAAATGGATTCTTAATTGCATTCTTTGTATATGCAACACATGATGGCTTGTTTGCCGCATCCATAGCACCAAGACCCTGAATGGCATTTTGAGCAATATTAACAGAAGTTGGATTGGTGCTAAAATTTGTTTGCTTATATGGATTGTTTTCTTTTAACACTCCAGATACTGCATCCTTCAAAGAAGGCTTTGGTTGTGGAGGAACATTGTTTTCAGGCTTTCCGTTGAAGAATTGCTTGACTTCCCAATAAAATTGTCTATCTTTAATATTATCCATGGCTATGAAATATTTAGATTTACATAAATACTTAAAAGGTATGAAGAAACAGGTACTCCTGTTAAACCAAGATAATAGCCCACTCAATATTATCACTATTGGTAAAGCCTTTAAACTATTAAGTCGTGACAAAGTATACGGAGATGAAACTTCAGCTGAATGCTATGAAGTTGTATCTGTTTCAAAAATTGTCAAAATTCCAAAAGTTTTAATTTTAAAATATTATGTCAAGTTGCCATATAAGAAGGCAGCAGCATCTCGTAAAAATATTTTGAGAAGAGACAGTTATTGCTGTCAATATTGTGGTATTGAACTTTGTGACAAGACTGCAACGATTGACCATGTAACTCCCCGTTCAAAGGGTGGTGGGTCTACATGGACTAACATGGTGGCCGCATGCAAAGACTGTAATCTTAAAAAAGGCAATCGAAATCCAAAGGATGCAAAGATGCCTTTAAGAAATAAACCAAAGGAACCAAGTTATGGATTCCTTTTTGAACACATGCTAATTAGTTTTAAGAGAGACAAATATGCCTAATTATTCTTACATTTGTGAAAACTGTGAACATACTTTTGAAGAAACTCATTTGATGAAAGATCATGATCTTCCTATGAAGAAGCCATGTCCCAAATGCAAGAAAAAGAAAATTCAAAAGAATTGGTCTGTACAGGCAAATGGTGTTCATATGGATTCTACCATGTCTCCCGCCAAAGTAAATGGCAGTGCATGGAAAGAAGTTATTGATAGAATCAAAACAAGTGGTCAAGTTCCAAAGAGATTCCATGAAAGATTGGATCGATCTTCAGATTTTAGAAATGGCAGCGTTGGTTAAATTTTACTATTTACCAAAGATTTTAAAATATAAAAACTGTCAATAACATCTGTAACAGGATTACTCAAAGTTTTTTGACCAAAGACCGTCAATAGATCGGTCTTTGTTTCATTTTTAAAGGCTTCGTACATTGCAAGTTTATCCGAATTTCCCTTTCCGGTGGCACATTTTTTAACTTTGGAAGGTTCGACTATAGTGACCGGTATAGCCTGTTTGTACAGCTTGTGCTTCAGAATCCCCATGTTCTCTGCCAAATTAAATACACGGCCTTTAGACCCAAAAGAATAGCCTTCTACGGCAACCTCTGAGGCTCCAATACAAAGATTGATGGCCCAGTCAGATATGCTGTCAAACCTATCTACATCAATATGATATTCTTGAAAAGATTCCCCAGTAATATTTGGGGCAATTTTATCAGCATATTTCTTTGTATTGGTTAAATAATAAAAAAAACAATTTTCAAATTTAAATTCTCTACGTTCATCATAAAGACAAAGGCAGGGGCAGGTTATAGAGTAATCAATGCCAATTAACATATGGAACATATATATTTATACCTTGGTCAGAAGTGGTGGTTCCTTAGCAGTCTGATGAAATATACTTCGACCATTCCAAAAGGACTGCGTGGAATACCCACCACCTCTGCCTAAAATATTTAGGCATAGCGATTATCTTTTTTAGGTGATGTTTTTTGTACACCTCTCCATATGGCTTTACCTTCTGGAGTTTTTAACAATTGCAATGCTTTTATTGATCCTGGATGGAAGGTTTTAGATGGATTATTTACATCTAAAAGTTTATCCATTAAAAAATCAGCATCATTTTCTATTGACTCATCACTTTGATCCGACATCCTATATGGTTGATTGTTTTGTCTCATTAATTGCATTTTTAATTGATGCATGTATGCAGGAACTTCTTGTCTGTTCCAATAATAAGAATTGGAATCATAATTTTTATTATCTTTTTCATCTGACACAGATTTAATTTCATTTGAAAAATCTGCTGCATCTAAAGAAAGTTTCCTTAATCTGTAATTCAATAGATTGTCTTGTCTTTTGGATACTTCATCTTGTTTAGATTTATGTGCCTTATAATCATAAGGTAATAATCTTCCGTCAGCATCGCGTTTATCCACATCTTTAACCAATTCATCACCTAATTGGGTTATTTTAATTTCTTCCTCTTCAGCGCGTCTATCCATTTCTTTTATTGTTGACGACCACGTTGGATCTATATTGTAATTTTTTGCAATTAAAGATGGTGTTTTTAAATTTTTATTATTTAAATTTTGAATTTGACTTGGGTATGCTAACCTATGCCAAGATTCATGTGACAACACATCTTTCAATTCCTCATCAGAATAATTTTTTATTTCAGATGGATTGATACTGATATATGATGTAGTTTTAATATCTTCCGGTTGATGTTGTCGTTTTTTCATTTCATCTATATCCGCATCAGCAGTGTAGGGTAAAGATCTTCGTATAAAATCAGATACTTCTGGAGAATGTACTGCTACTGTTGTATTTGTTGTAGATTTAGAATCTTTTACACCAAATTCTGATGGAACCACGAACGGAATTTTTTCCTTTAAATGTTCATCTGACAATCTTGGTATGCTAATATAATTCTCTAAATCATAATTTTTTCCATGATAATTTTTCAAGTTTTCAACGTATTCATCTCTTTCTTTTACTTTGTCTTTACCAAATTGCAAAGACATTACATCAAATGGGGATAATTCAACTCTCTCACCGGTTTTTAACTTAACAAATTTTTTATTTAAGGAATCAAAATATTCTGGTGAATTGTAATCTTCTTCAAATTCCTTAACTGGAGTTGGCTGACTATAATCAACATAAGAAGTTGCATTTTGTTCAATCAAAAATTGTTTAAATCTCAGCATACCAATATTTATAACCCCCCAGGATTACTCCTAGGGGGTTATTTTATGCTCCTCCGACTGGATTTGAACTAGTGACCCGAGAGTTAATAGCTCTCTGCTCTACCAGCTGAGCTACAGAGGAAAGTGAATCACACTATCTGACATCCACCTGCGCTACAAGCATATTCCTTTGCGGATTCAGTATTGTCTTCTGCCTCGTATTTAGACAAGTCCTTAAAGTTAACTTTAACTTTAGGATGTGCTGAATAGGTTGCAGAATCAATCTGCTCAAAGGGTGCCTGAGCATAGGTGTGGCTATCACCACCGGGAAGGAACGAGATGCCTGTTGCGACATCAAAGTTTTCCCAGAGCCAGTTACCGACTTCAAGGAATTCAGAGTCCTTGTAGTTGACGGTGATTGATGGCTTGTGATGGCAGAAGTGCTCTTGATAAGTTTTCCACAGATCAAGATGATCCAGTGCGCGAAGTTCCTCAGTGGTCATAGTTCCCTTGGGGGCCTTCATCGCAAACGTAAAGACGGCAGTAGAAGTTGGGTTGATGACATCATCCTCGCACGGGACGCCTTGATCCTTCATCAAATTGTACAGAGGATCTTTCTTGTCCAGACGAATTCTGCGGTAATAATAATCCGCATAGCGAGGATGCAGACCCGAGGCAGAGTCCACCAAACACGAT